AGACGTTAGCTCTTCCGATCTAGGAAAGGGTATTCTTTAATACTTCTTCTTTATGGTATTGTAAGTTACCTGTTGGTTGTCCACTTACTATTGTGTCATATCTTAATCCTACATACTGAGCATTTAACTCTAATGTATAATGGATTACGGTTTTACCTTGTTTAACTGCATGAGCTCCAATTGCCTGTAGTGTCCAAGATTTACCAATACCTGCTGGTGCAACTATCACTCCAAGTTCACCACCACCAAGACCTCCGTCCATCAAATCATTTACACTATCCCATTGTGTTGGTAAAGTTACTCTTGCTTGTTGATTCATTCGTTCTTCAAAACCTGTAATGTATTCGTGTCCAATATCTCTTTCAACACCAGCCTTCATTGCATTATCAATTACACCTTTGATTTCATCATATTGTTGATTATCAAGTAATTCAACTGATTCCATAATTGCACCTTTGATAACTTGATTCTTACAGAACTCTAATGTCTTTTCTTTTACAAATTCCAAATCAGGTGACTCACGATGTTGCCAGGCACCTCGTAATGAATCAACAATAGTAGTTTTCAAAGTATCATTTTCCACATCATCAATGACAACTTTTAATGCCTCCATTGTTGGTGGTGATTTATATTTTTCAAAATAATCTACTATTGATTTAACAAGAAACTTGTTTGCATCAGAATCAAAATAACTCACCTCTAAGATGTCACCAATAGTTTTTATAAACTTATTGTCTACTATCAAAGATGTTATTATTTTACTCTGAAAAGATGTTCCATATTTAATTAAAGATTCATTCATAACCATTTATAATTATCATTTAGATTTCGGAAACACACGATTTATTTTATCATAATAGTCTTTTATTTCTTTATGATTTCCACTCTCTGTTCCCATAAACTTTAGGATATTATTTAACTCCACTTTTGTTTTTTCTGTAACTTTATTCATATTTTTTTCAAAGGTATTTGTAACTTTGAACTTATCTCTTTCATGTAAATTCTGTATACATACCCCATCAGGTGCCCATGCATAATGAAATGATATATCATCTGTACTCTCAATAATACCTAAATCAAGGAATTGTTCAATTGATTCAAATATGTGATGTATGTTATATGTAGATACGGTATATTGAATTCCATAATGAATATCATTTTCTTTTAATTTTTCTATATTCTTTACGAACTTATTATGATTGAAACCTACTCTGATATATTCACCCAAGTCATATAAACCATCACAAGATACTGCAATATAGATAGTACCTTTTTCTTTAATCTTGTTCCAATATTTGAACAATGATTCCTCTTGGTATTTTAAAGTAGACATGTTAGAATTATAATGTAAATGTAATTTTAATTCCTTATCAGTAACAAACTTTAGGATATCCATGTGTTCTGGCATAATCAAAGGTTCACCACCTGCAAAATATATCTTCTTAAGTTTACCCAAATGTTTCTTAAGATTTTCCATAAAGTTATTTTCTACTTTAATAACCTTATTAACATCAGGTGATATTCCACCTAATAACATTTCAGGTTCATACCAAGATGATGAGAAATCATGACAACATGTTCTACATTTAAAATTACATTGATTTGAAAACCTAATATCAATATACTGAAACTCTAATGGAACTTCACCATCAGTAGTCTTTGGTATTTCAAATTCATTGTTATCTGGTTGTAAAAATCCTTGTCGTGCACTTACCTCACCTCTATCCTCTGCAAGATAACAAATATCACATAACTTATTTCTCTCACCATTCAACATATCCATACGAAGTTTCTTCATCTCTTCAGAATTAAATACTTCACCTATGGATTCTTTATTTAAATTGTGAGTAGGTATAGTTTCTGCAATACAACAAGGTTTCACATGACCTGAAGGTTGTGCATACAAATGTACAAAAGGTAAGGGACAAAATGTTTTACTTTTACTCACTCAATATTCCCATACATATCTTGTACTTTTTTATCATAAAATTCTTTTCTTTTTAATTCACGATATTTTTGACGAGCCTTTGCCTTTATGTCTTCTGAATTTCTTTTGTAATGTTCCATTTGCCATTTTCTTTGAGCATCTCGTCTTTCTTTTTCACTATGGTATTTTCTCTTTCTACCCATGTGTTTTCTCCGCCATATGATTCATACGATTAAATGTAGTTGCCAACCAACTTGTTAAGTTGGGTAGTGCAGTATACATTTTATCTTCAAGAAACATTTTCTGAAACTTATGTTTTATTATTCTTTGAATTGGTTGTGATGTAATGTCTTGAACTTTTAGTTTACTACTACCACCCATAATACCATCGTCCAAATCCATCAATCTTCTATTCATTAGTAATTGTTCTTCAGAGTCACAAATCTTTTCACATAATTTTACATGTTTTCTCTTTGTAGATGCACTCTTCATTAAATCGTTGATGGTATACTTTACATCTTCACTCAACCATGGAAAGTTTTTAAGTAAAGTCTTGAGTCCAGCTCCATGTATACCAGGTATACCATCTGATTTGTCTCCATCTAAAACTCTGAATAGTAAGAAGTTTTTAGGATTAATTCCAAACTCATTCTTAATTCGTTCTTCATCGTACATTAGTTTTTTAGTTGGTGAGTATACTTGAATCCTATCATCTACTAATTGTAAAAAGTCTTTATCAGTAGACATTATAGTAACTTTCTCTTTGAAAATATGTTTACTACAATAACCAATAACATCATCTGCTTCAATATTGTCCATATTAATTATAGTTAAAGGTAAACATTCAAGATACTCAACCACACGATTCAATTGACGAATCATCATTTTTTGTTCGTCTTCACGAGTTAAGTAATCATTTGCTCTGTTCAAACGATGAGACATTTTCCTTCCCATTTTATATTGTGGGAATATCTTTCTACGGCGGTTAGACCCACCTTTACCATCAAACACTATGATAGTTCGGGTAGGTCTTACCATATTTACAGCGAACGCAACTGACCTTAAAAAACCAACTATTCCACCAATGTGAACCCCATCATCATTAGTAGTTGGTATAGCTGAAAACACTCGTATGAATGTGTTCAGTCCATCAATAAGTAAAACCGAGTCGTTTGGTTCACCACTATCTACTTTACCGCCAGATTTTTTTATCTCATCAAGTATTGAAAGATATCTTTTATTAGTCACCGAGAACCTCATCTGTAAACTCTACATCATCAATACCAAGTTTTTCTTTGTATTGTAATATAACCTTGTCACAAATGATTTGATAAACATATTCTCTTAGTTCATCATTTTCGGTGATTAACTCTTCCCAATCTTTTGATAGGAATTTGTGTTCTTCACCATTTTGGTCTACTAAAGTATACCATGCTCCACCAGTTTTGACTAACTTGTGTTCTTTCAATACGGTTAACCATGCACCATAATTATCTATACCTCTATCAAAGTACATATCATAGTCTGCATGTCTCAAAGGTGGGCCAAGTCTGTTCTTGACAATCTGTGCTCTACACTTCATACCAAGTACATTCTTACCTGTGTCTTTGATTTGTCCCATGTTCTTCAATCTAATTCTTGTTGAAGCATGGAATGGTAATGCCTTTCCACCACTTGTTGTCCAAGGGTCTCCAAACATAACACCGAGTTTTTGTCTTAATTGATTAGTAAACACAAGTGCAACCTTTTGTCTTCCAATCATCTGAGTAACTTTTCTCATCGCCTTTGATATAATGATAGCCTTGGCAGTTGCCCAACCATCTTTATCAAAATCTGCTTCCAACTCTACTTTCGTAGTAGCGGCTGCAAGTGAATCAACCATAATAGTTACTAATCTATCTTTGTCTGATTCTCTTACTTTAGTTACGATTTCTACAATTGCCTCAAAGACATCTTCTACGGTTTCCAAATGTAAATATAACATTTTATTTAAGTCTAAACCAATCACTTCCATAAACTCTTGGGAAACTGAAGTCTCAGTATCTATATATACTGCAACTCCACCTTTCTTTTGAGTTTCTGCTAAGATGTGTGCACCAAGTAGTGATTTACCACTTGATTCTAATCCATTGATTTCTGTGATTCGTCCAACTGCAATACCACCATTTGGTCTATTTGATATTGCCAAGTCTAACATAGAACTACCTGTAGATATAAAGTCTTTTATATCTGTTGGTGTGGTATCACTTCCATCTAAGAAGTATGCCACTTTGTTATCTTTAAACTTTTTGTTTAGACTACTTGCCAAAGTATCGGCCAATACATCATTTACTGACATTCATTTTCTCCTAAGTTAAAATAGTGTGTAGTTAGGGAATACAATAACACCCATCTCTACTTTTGTTGTATGTTGCCACACACTATATTGTTATTATTTATGAATTAAATAATTCATCAAACGCTTCTGATGTATCTTTCACTTTGGAAGATTCCAATTCAGAAGTTGTTACGGTATCTGTTGTTGATTCCTCACCATCGGTATCATCATCGGATGGGTTTAACCATTCGTTTAATACTCCTGATAAGTCATCATAAGATAACTCTTGATAAATTTCAGTAATGTCTTGTTGGTCTTTTACTTTTTCCAAGATTTCAGGTTCATCTGAAATTGGTGTTTGATTAGGTTTAACTCTAATCTTAGTTGTAGGATAACTGGCTCCAGTCTCCTCTGCTGAAATGAACTCAACAACAACATCACGACCATTAACTGGGTCTGTAATATCACCATAGTCTGGGTCTGCAATTACAGAAAGTAGTTCTTGGTATACGGTTTTACCGAATCCCCAAAATTTTACTCCTTGTGATTCCTCACCTCTGACTACGACTGGTGCAAAAGTTCTCATTTTTGCTTCCAATTTACGGGCCAATTGATAATCTTCTTTGTTGCCACTTCCACGAAGTTTCTGTGCAAACTCTTCAATCGGGTCAGGTCTACCAAATGATATTGGTGAAAGATATGAACGATTGTTGAGATTGTAGTGGAAAAATAACTCAATGAAAGGATTGTCCTTATTTAAGTTGTAAGGTACGATTCTGATTTGAGTTTTACCTGGTTGTGGTTTCCAAAGACTTGATGTTCTGTTGTTTGTTGTTTGAAGTTGTGATAACCTCTTACGAATAGCATTTAAGTCCATTATTTATCTCCTATTGTTAATGTTTTAATTGTTAATTGGTATTCAAGTGTAACCTTGATACAATAATATATATCATATATATATCTAAAAAACGGTTTTATTTTTATTTTTTGCAAAAAAATGGTCATCTTGTTTTTAAGTTTGTATATAAGGTGGAAACTAAAAATCGTGTGACCATTTTTTTAATTTTATGAAATCTATGGGGATGTAGGATTAACGATTACCTACAACTTGAAGCTTGGATTTTTTCTACCTTGTACCTAATACCCATCAGTTACGATGATTCTTCTCAAGATGGTTAATCTCA